CGATGAAATTCTCGCCCACTTCGATCGTGACTCCTGGCACTTTGCGCGCCGCCTCGGGATTCGACAGCATCGCGGTCTTGTTGATTTCGCGCTTCACCCGAATGAAGCTCTTCAGCCGGCGCTTGATCAACTCCGCCAGGACTTTGTCGACGTCGGCGATCACCACGCTCGGCGCTCTTTTCTTCCAGCAGATCTCGCCGGCCGCGAACGCATGGGTCTTGGTTTTGCCACTGTCGGTGAGCTCGGCCCGATGCGCCTCGCACCAGTTGCGCAGGCCGGCCTCGAGTGCGTCGAGCGTCGCCGAATGCTCGCGCGCCTCAGTCTCGTATCGCGCACGAATCCGCGTGAGCTCCTCGTTCATCTGTGCCTCAATCCGCTCGCGATCGCGCTGATGTGTGCCAATGTCGCGGATGAACCGGTTGACCTCGAGCGCATCGGCCGGAACCGGATAAGCCGGCGGTGGATCGTGCTTGACGGCGAGTTTCTCCTTGGCCATGACAACGGGTTCCCCCTTTCAGACAGCAATGTTATCGCAAAGTGGAGGTTCTGGGCTGATGGGAAAATTGACCCCCGAGGAAAGTACGAGGCTAATGGTGCAAGTCACGGCTGAGATCGCCTCGGCCGGCGACCGCCCGGTGGTGCAGCTAACGCTTGACGGCCAGGCCGCGCTCAGCCTGCTCGGCACGTTACAACTGGCCTTGCGCCATCCGCAGAATATCGGGCGCACGTCCGAAGCGATGCGCGGATTCGCCCAGGAGATTCAGACGGCGCTCGCTGAGCTTGGTCCGGCGACGAAGCAGCTCGCCGCGATGGGCTGGAATCCAGACTACGACCAATAGGCGGAGCGAAGCGGAGCCGAGCTCATTAGGCGCAACGCAGTGGAGCCGAGCTAACGAGTCTGCGAGGTGCGCGTAAGAAGGAGTCTGCGACGTGCGCACGGCGCGCGGGGCGCGCCATTAAAATGAGCAACGAATTATCGATCGATTTAGCTGGGCTCGAGGACAAATGGACGCTGCAGCTCGCCGAACCGCCGATCTGCGCCGTGTGCGGCCTGCCGATCGGCGGCCATGAAGAACACACCGGTGACTGCGAGCTGACCCGCCAGGCGCCGCGCCCAAGCCTCGAGGCCAAAGCGATCGAGGATTACCTGGACGACCTCGGCGAATACGTCGATTGCACCTGCGGCGTATGCGAGGTGCCGCTGATGATCTTCCGCCTGCCTTATGCGATGGCGCTTCATTTCAAGTGCGCGGAGGCGCGAATGGCGTCGCAGCGGTGACCGCCGGGCGGCTCGCACAGCGGACACAGCGTCTGCCCGCAATTGCTGCAGGAAACGAAATCGGCGCCTTGCCAGTCGCCGCCGTCGTCATTGCGCGCGCCGCAGCCGTCGCATTTCTGCCGGATATACGGCCCGACGCAGCGCACGTCTTCCTCGGGTGCGAGCGGCTTGAGCTCGCCGCTCAGCCCATTCCGTCGAGGCCTTCCGCACCGCATGCCCGATCGTAAATCGCCAGGGCGTTGGCGAACCAGTACTGATTGAGATGGGCCGGGTCCTCGCCCGCGAGCGGCGCCCAGATTCCGGCGAAATAGCTGATGAATGCCTCGCTGTAGCGAAGTCCGCCCAAGGTATAAAGGAACGCGCCGGCGCCGCTCGATGATGGACGATCGCGCGGGTAGCGAAACAGCCGGTGAGCTACCGAGATGCAGGCCTCTTTGAGCTGGCTCACGTAGTCCGGCGCATGCACGCTCAGCACGCCGAATTCGCGCCCAGGTCCGCCGTTCTCCACTTTCCGGATGGTCGCGATAAACCGCGGGTCAACGCCATGCCGCTCGGCCGCCGCCCGGATGAGCAGCTTCTCGTCGCGCCACTCCATTTACGTCCTCGATTCGAGCCTGCTGACGCGCGTGCGCAGGTCACCTATGGCCTCGCCCAGCTCGCGGCGCCACTCGCTCAGCTCGTGCTCGCGCGCCTTGCGCCAGCCATCGCAGTTCTTTTCATGCGCATCATAAGCCGTCGCGATGCGCTGCAGCTTACCGTTGAGCATCTGCAACTGCTCGTAGATGTCGCGCGCGGTGATTCGCACCACGCCAGCGTTGCCATTGTCCTGGGCCTCGCGCCCGAATAGCCGGCGCAGCGCCGCCATCAGACCGACGCCGGCGCTGATCCCCGCTAATCCCTCCTCGACCTGTTTGCTATCCACTCGCAGCTCCCCCCTGTGCTGCACATAAGGAGCAATCCCGCTGCCTGCTCTTGGCGCGTTCGGATGATCCATCGCCTCCTCATGGAGGTGTCAGGCGGCACGAACCGCCATAAATCTCCTCGGCCGAGGTTGCGGTTCCGACGCTCATTGTCCCGGTCAGCTTCACCGTCTGGCTCGAGCTCGTGTCGATGCCCATCTGCGAGTAGCCGCTTAGCGCGCCATTATTGAAGCCCACTCCGGTCCCGCCAGTCAGGTTCGCGGCGCCATAGCTGAACCAGAGATCGGCACTGTCCGTGTTCTGCGCGCCGGTCGTGAAGATGTCCGCATGCGCGTACCAGGGCCGGCCGGTGGCGCTCGTGCCGGCAGCGGTGCTGGTCGCCGTCAGCTTGGCCGTGCCGAGATAGAACGCCAGGCTGAGCGTCTGGTTGCCGCCGGTATTGTTGACAAAGTCGCCGTAAAAATCGCACGACAGGTGGCCGTCAGTGCCCAGCGCGCCGCCGCTCAGCGAGTAGCTAAAGAGTGTTTCCTCAGTGGTGGTGGGATTCGAGAACGTGACCAACTGGTTGCCGGTCTGCGTACCGGACTTCTGAACCGTCTGCTCAAAGCGCGTCGAATCGCCACTCGCCGTTCCGGCCGCGAGCCCGGTGAGCTTGGTCGTGCCCATCGCGTAATTGCCGGTCGCGGTCTGCAGATCGTTGAGATGCGGCTGCGCGGTGAGATCGGTATACGTCGGCTGAGTACAACTCGGCGCCGCGTCGCTGTTCAGCGTGCTTGCCCAGGTGTGCGAGCCACAGGCGCCTGTTCCGCTCGCCGATCCGCTCGACGTCACGAAGCCGGTCCCATTGCCTTTTAGATAGCGCCCGCTCGCAGGCGACGCGTTATTGTTTCCCGACCCGCCGTTGGTCGCATTCATCGGCAGGTCCGATATGTCTGCCTGGACCGGCTGCGCCGCGCTGAATCCGGTGGTCGCTGAGAATGCGGTCAGAAATTTGTGGCTCACCAAGGCGATCGGCATCAGCAGATGCTTCACGCTCCACTTCGAGGAGCCGTCGCTCACCAGCACCACGCCGGCAAACGGCGCGTTGAGCGCGATGGAGGTGGCGCCCGCGATTGTGTCCGATCCCGCGCGGGCAACTGTCAGGGTGTTGGTGCTAGTGACGCCCCCGAACAGATCGGTGACCGTCAACTCCTGGCCGGCATTCACCGCGCTCGCGGCCGGCAATGTCCACGTCCTGGGTGAGGTCAGTGCCGCCGAGGTCGATACCACCCGGTCAGTCGCGAGGATTACGTAAGCGCTATCGCCATGGGTGGTGTTCTCGTCGATATTCAGCGCGCTCGGTCCGCGCACCGTCGCCGGCGGCTGACATTGCGGCTGAGCCCCGACGCCCTGACCAACCGCGATCTGGCCCGAGGCGCATGGTTCATACGCGAGCGCCGCCGCCCTGAAGGCCAGAAAGAGGCCGAATACTAGGCTGCCTAATGCCCCCCGTTTCATTTAGGTGAACGCCTCCCAAACTGCCGATGATCGGTCGACAAATCCCCGCGCGGCGTTCTGCCCTACCACCGCATAAATCGCGTTCGCCCCTTCGAGCAGGTCCGCGCCGTGCGGCTTAACATTGACCGCGTTTGTCCCGTTCAAATTCTTGACGTAAAGCTCATGCCCGCTGCCGGTCGCCGCGCGGAGGTCGATTTCAATCACGCCGGCGGTGGTGTCTGCCGCGACATAAACCCGCGAGGAGGTTGGCGCCGTCCACGGCGAGTCCGCGTGCGTAATCGAATAGACGTCCATATCGTCCTCCCCGGCGAGGGTCACATTTACGCTCGGCGGATTCGCCCCGTAGTTCCCGCTGGTATCAATCGTGGCGACCCAGTACCCGTAAGTGCCGGGTGGCGTGGCGCGATTGAAATGCGTGGTGCGCACATTCGCCAGCGGCGTGGCGCCGGCAAAAGTGCCGTCGACGTCCTGGCGCACCTCGTACTCGCGGATGTTGGGCGAGGTGCTCTTGCTCCAGCGCAGGTGAATACCCCAGCCGCTGATCGCGTTGGCCACCAGTCCGCTCACGTCGGCAGGACCATTGAGCTGGCCCAAGGCCTCTACCGTGATTAGCGTCGGGCCGGCGAAGGTCCCGTCGCTCAATTCGTAATGGAGCATGTGATCGTAAGTGCGGTCGTTGCTCACATGATCCGAGGAGAGGAAGGGCGCGTGATGCGGATGCTGCGATACCTCCCAGGGATCGTCGCGAAACCAGCGCATCCAATAGGGATCGTTGGCGATCTCGTCGCCGCCCCCATCGTACGAACCTGGCGGCTGGTTCGTGTTCGCCTCGAGGCAATACCAAATCTCGATGTCGTCGCTACCGCCCAGGTCGACCCCTCCGTCGTAAGTGACCGTGTCGCCGACCACGTATGCAGTTCCGGAGTTCCACGCCGCCGCCGCATTGGTTGTCCCATCGAGCCGCGCCGGCCGCATCGCCATGCGCAACGCGACCGGCTTCACCGTGCGCTGGCGCTCCAGCCCACTCTCGACCTGGGCCAGGTCCGAGGGCGGTGACAGATGCAGTTTGATCCTCACGTGCCGGGACAGGTCCGAATGCTGATGGTTCACCCAATCGCCAGTTGCGGTCGCGATCACATTGGGCGCGGCGACCGCGTCCGCCTGCTGCGCGCCGAACAGCCAGGGCGGCGGCATCCCCGCATCCGCCGTCTGAATCGCCGGCGCGTAATCGGCGAGCTCGAGTACCGCCTGGAGGTTCGGCCTCGGCGTGATCTTGGTGACGATTAGCTGAATCGTTTCCTGCCCGAAGAGCCCGAATATCACCAGATCCCGCACGCTGGGCCGCTGGTCGGCAGCAAAGCCTGGCGGTGGCACCGGTGTCTGGAAGGTGAGCGTGTCGCCGCTCCAGGTTCCGCCCGCCGCATGATTGACCACGTCCTGGAGCACCGACGAGCCGTCGGCGCTGCGGCGGTACCGCGCGACATAAGCGAGCCCCGGCTGAAAAGTGAAATCCGCGTCGCACGTGATGCTCAGGACGTTGCCCGAATCGTCTTCGGTAACCTGTTTCACGCGAGCCCAGGCCACCTGCGACATGATGACGTCGTGCGACACCAGCACCAGGTCGCCGCGCGTGCAGACCAGGTTCTCCATGTCGACGTTCAGCACATAGGTCTCAGGCCGCAGCCGCGCGACCGCGAGATGGTAGCGGGCATCGCGCCAGGCCTCGGCCGGATCCGTGCAGCCCTGGGTAAGGTCGAGCACCTCTGTCAGCAGGTTCGGCGTGGCATTGCTGTAGCCGTCGTCGAACACCGGCCGCTCGTCGGCCGCCCAATTGAGCGCCGGATTCACGAATCTGGTTTTGAGCATGCCGGGCAATTGTGGAAATGCTCGCGTGCTCTTGAAGCCCCAGGAATTGCGCGGCGTGAAATGCTGGATGGGTACTGACTGAACAAGGTCCTGCAACAAGGAGTAGAGCCCGTCCTTCATGTGAAAGGTGGCTCGCCCCATCGCGCACACCGCCTTGAGGCTTTCGAATACGGTGCTCTGCCGGTCGGCGATCATGTTGTTGGAGCGGTTATTCACGTCGCACCACAGATGCCACGCCTGGATGCCGCTCATATCGATGCGGCCGGCCGGCAGCGGCTGCTTGTTCGCCGGCCCCTGCAGCACGTCGAGATAATGCGATGCAGGGTTGCTGGTAATTCGCCCGGGAAAATCGAAGCTGGGATTGCTGACGTACTGCACGCCGCGCGCTTCACCGTTGGCATGCGTGACGCTGATATCGTCCCAATGAACCGTCACCCCGCCGGTTGAGTCGGGATTGTGATAGCAGACCACGCGCACGAAGAAGCTGCCGCCCACAGGGATGGCGGCGGCCGGCGGCGTGGGGCAGGTAATTGTCGCCGAGGCGTGCTGCCAACTCGTCGTCGCCGCGCCGTCGGCGATTACATCGATCGATTTGAAAATGTCGCCTACCGCGAAATTCTCGTGATACGAGAACAGCACTCGCAGCCGAATTCCATGCGAGATTGCCTGCGAGGCTTTGTACCAGCCGCCCACCAGGAATTGGATCGCGGTCGGATTCTGATTGGGCACGTGCTGATGCAACGGGTCCTGATGGACCGGGATATTTTTGCTCGCCACCGCCGCGCCATCACTACCCGACGCGGTCGTTATCATCAGCGCCTTGCCGCCGTCCGCGATGAAGGTCTCCTGCACATAGCTGACGTCGAAGCTGGCCGCGCCGTTCGGCGCGAACACCGGTGACCCCAGCGTGATCGACATCGCACCGCTGCTGTAATTCACCGTCCCGGCGGTGACCGCGTACTGCCACCAGGTGCCGAGCGTGCTATCCGGCTGATTGTTCTTGTTGCCGTTCGCGAGCGACGCGTAAAGCAGCCCGTTCCAGATAACGACTTTGCCCTGCGCATAGATCGGCTTGCCGTTCCACGCGCCGGCGCTTTCGACCGCCACGAGATGCCCGGCGCCATCGTCGGTCAGGCTGATCATCCCCGTGTCCAGCTGGACCGTGCCCGGCTCAATCGGCGTATTGGCCAGCGTCTTCGTAAATGGACCCGCGCCCGACCCGGCGAAGCCCTGCTCGTTATTGATCCAGTTGTTCGGGCCCCGCGCGTTCGGCGAATGCGGCGTCGCCGCGTTGAGCCCGTAGCTGCTCGCGCCGGCGCCGGCGTTGTCGAAGTCGTAATCCCAGGCGCCGGCTCGGTTGGTCCAGGAAGCTCCATCCCAGTCGGGCAGGATGCTGCTCACCACGCAATTGAGGTTGGTGATCTCGCCTTGCAGTTGATGGGTCGCGCGAATGCGCAGCGCGAGCAGCGCCAGGCCCGGCATGGTGAAGGGTGATTGGCGCCGGATCGTCAGCAGGTCGGTCCACACGATATCGTCTTGAAAAGGGTTCGAGTTCGCGAGCGACAAGACAATCTTTTTGACTCGCACCTGGACGTCGTACTGCCCGGTCGGCACGTCCCAGCGCGGGCCGTTCCTGAGGGCATCGCCGCTGGTGCCGACCATCGTCGTCGGCTGGCGATAGACCCAGGCGGTCGTCCCCGTCGGCGCATACCGGATCTGGATCGATGCGCTCACGATTTCATGGTCGCCGTTTTTATTGTTGTACTGGACCAGGCCGGAAGGGGCCGAAAGCTCGACTCCGATCTCGTCGCAGTTGTCACCGGTGGTCTGCTGATTCCAGCCGTAGTAGACGATGTTGCTGTCGCTCTGCGATGACAGCAGCACGCTGATCGAATCATCGATTACCTGGCCCGGGTAAAGCGTCGGCGGTCCATCGTCGAGAAACCCCTGCCGGATTTCCCACTGCACGTCCTCATAAACCGTAATCAGCGTCGTGCCGATTTTAATTTGCGAGATGTCCAGCGGTCCGTAGCCGAAAACGAATAGCTGGCGCAGATACTGGTCGTTGCCCGAGGTCTCAACAAAAGGATCGCTCGCGTGCTGCGGCTTGACCTGGCGCGCGCCGTGGATGCGCGGAAACACCGAATATCGTCCAAAGATATTGCTATCTCCGGAGATCGAGAACGATGGCGGATGCGAATCGACCGCAGCGGCTTGGGGCGTCGACGGCGGCACCAGCGCTCGCACAATCAGAGTCCCGACGAGTCCGGCCACCGCGCTTGCAGTGGCTGCAATCAGGGCGGCCGTCGTAGCGCTTACGCCTACAGCAGTGGCAGTCGAGGCGGCAGTGGCCGACGCCGCAATCGCCAGAATCGCGGGAATCGCAACGTACCCCGGCACCACCCGAACCACGAGCAGCGCGCCGGGACGCGGAATCGTGCGCTCGCGCTCCTCCTTCGCGACCAGCAGCAGATGCAAACCGTCGTCGAAGCGCGCGCCGAAATTCGACAGCATGATGCGCGCCGGCACATCCGGCGGCAGCCCGAGCTCGACCAGGATATCCGACACCGAGCGGCCCGATGCGACTTCACGCACTATGCGATAGGTTGAGAACGGCGACAGTATGGCCGTCACATGGACCGTGCGGACGATCTCCGGCTCGATTGCAGCGGTCTGCAAGTCCGCCCTCATCGATGTCGCCAAAAGCCCATCAGCATCTTCACCCACTGTGGCCGGCCCCACTCCTCCAGGCAGGAACTCGCCCCGCGCTTGACGTGCAGGAACCAGCCGGGCGCGACGACAATCCCCACGTGACACATAGCCCCGCCAATACCGAACCCCACCGCATCACCGGTAGCTTCTTGCCCGCGTTCGAGCCGGTCCCATCGCGCCGGCAGCTCGCCGGCGATGAGGCGCGCGATCTCCCGGTGCTCCCCGCAGGATACGTAATTCTCGGCGTAGGAAGGCACGCAGATGCCAAACTGCTCGCGCATAAACAACCTGAGCAGCCCGTAACAATCGAGACCGTGAGCGCGATCGCGGCCACGGTCCGCGAACGGGATTCCGATGTAACTCGCGACCCATGGTGGGATTTCACGCGCCGGCATCAGTCTTCCAAAAACACGCCCGGCAGCGTCGAGGGGGAGACCAGGTCGCCCGGAAATGGTTCATTGAGAATTTGCTCGAAGCTCAGAGTCGCCGTAACCGCCGTCGCATCGTAAGTCACGTCACGCATCGCGAGCGGCCCAATGCTCATGACCGTGGTATCGGGCGCGCTCTGCATCACCAGCGCGATCGTAACCTGCGCCGGCGTCGTGCCCATCTCCCGCACCGCCTGCACGATCGAGAGGTCAATATTGTCGAGCGTCAGCTTGGCGGTCTGGATCTTCTCGCTGTCATCGTCGGGCAGGCTCAACTCGAAAGGCAAAAACAGATAGTCGATTCCGTTCGAGGTTGTCTTGTAGTAAGGCTGCCCATTCGCATCGCTCGTGCGGGTCATCGGGTTGTCGCTTAGATAGAGCGGCGAGATGAGCGCCGGATGCGTGATGGTCAGCAGTTGAATCGGCCAGTCGCCGGTTTCCTGCGCGTAAATCGCAGCGAGCGCGGCCGAGGTGAGCGAGCGTGGCATCCGCTACCCCTCCAGCCAGTTCGACCCATCGCAGAAAACCGGGCACTTGGTCGAGGCACCGCCGGTGGGCGCGACCCCGAAGCCGGTAGCCGAACACGCCGCGTTGGCGTCGGTCACCCAGGCCTTGCCGAACTGCCGCGAGCTGTCACAGGCGATCCCCGATAGTCCTAAGACGGTTGACAATCCGCAGAATCCTGCGGTCCAGGTCCCATTGAGATAGTCGTACCAGCACGACTTGTCGGTCGCGTAATAGCGCATGGTGTTTTTCGCGGCATTGCCGAAGGCATACAGCGCGGCCAATTGCGCATCGGTCAGCGCCGAGCCCGCGAGAAAGCACTCGCCGATGGTCCCATTAAAGAAGTTGTCGGTCGTGCTCGGCCGCCGGCCGATATCCAGCGTACCGTCGGCAGGAGCTAAGGTGGCGTTCGCATAGGTGGTCTGGTCCCCGACCTTGTTACCGTCGAGGAAGATATCGGCCGATGCGCCGGCGCTCTTTCGCATGGCGAGAAAATGGAACGCGGTCGTGTCCGTAAGCGCGGTGGTGTTGCTCGAGAGAATGCTGGTGTTCGGCGCTTTGATTAGAATCAGCTGGCCGGTGTTGTTAAGCCGCATGTCGAAACCGCCGGTCTTCTGCGCCATCACCGACTCGCCGCTGCTGGTGGCCGCCAATTTGACCCAGCAGCCGGCGGTGAAGGTATCGCCGACGCTCAGGCTGGCCGAGGTCGGCATCTCGAAGTAAGCTGCGCTGCCGTTCAGCTTAATTGCGGTCGCTGAATCGTCCTTGATCGGCCCAGTCTGCGAGTAGGTGAGCGTCGCGTGCGCGGTGGTCGAATTATTTGCGTTGCCGCTCGAATCGGCGATCTGCCCGGAGCTCTCGCCCATCTTCCAGGCGCCCACTGGACTGAGCGCGAGTACGCGCTGCAGGTACGTCGGCAGGTTCGCGTACGTGCTTTGTCCGCTGGAGCGCCCTTGCGTTAGCAGGTCCCCGATCGCCGCATTCACGCCAGATTGACTCGTCACGCCCAGCAGCTGCGGCTGAGAGTTACTCGGTGTGGGCCCCACATATCCTGTGGTCGATTCATCGGTTGCGACGTAATTGGTCGGCGCGGCGCAGGCACTCTGAAGCTGCACACCGTTGACCATCAGTTGCGTAGTGCCCGCCGCGGTGATGACGTCCCCATAGCCGCTGTGGGGACACACGCTCGTGCCGAACACGCTCACACCGAGGCCACCCTGGATCAGCAGCCCGTTCTGCGAGTATGTCGACTGGCCGTCCCCGAAATGCAGCCCCATCAGGGTCGCCGGTTGACCACCGGATAAGCCGAGCACCATTTCGTAACTGCCAGTCTGGCCGTTATTGTTGCCTTCGAAATGGATCGTATCGGCCTTGAGCTGGCCGGTAGTCGCCGACCGAGAGCTCGCCCAGTAGAGCGGGCATAAGGCGCCGGTCACGCCGTCATCGTTCGCGTCGAAATCGAACACCGAGAACGTCAGACTGGTGTCGTAAGCGATGATCTCATTACTGCAGAACCCATTCGTCAGCGTGCTCAAGTGGGAATCGAGCGATATCTTCGGGATCAGCTTGCCGCTGTTGTTGACCTCGAATCCGTTGGTCTCGACCTGGTCAGGGCTCCCGGTTCCGACAAACGAAGCGATGTCGACGCCCCAGATGCCGGTGAAGCGCACGCCGGTATGCTGGAGGCTCAGCTGTTCCAGC